TGCCGGGCGCGACGAGCGCGGTCAGCCCGGCGGCCCCGGCGATCGCCGCCGGGCCGAACCTGTGCAGCAGGTCGACTATCCGCTGCACCTGCTCGGGCTTGAGGTTATTGATCCACTCGGTCCACTTGGCGATCATGCCGGACAGCGGCGCGACGAGCTTGCCCACCGCCACGCCGATCGCGTCGAAGATGGGGGCGAGCTGGCCGCCGGGCGCGAGCGCCGACGACAGCGCTTTGGCGAGGTCGTACGCCTGCAGAATCATCGGGCCGAACGCCTGCACGAGCCCCTGCCCGACGCTGATCTTGATGTCGTCCACCAGCCGGGGGAAGGACCGCAGCACCTTGCCCGGCTCCTCCATCGCCGAGGCGTAGGCGCCAGCGACGGTCTTGCCCGACTCCAGCACCGCATTGAGCACGGCCTGCGCGCGCTCGGCGTCGGTCAGCTCGGCGACGGTCTTCCCGACCGACTTGGCGTACTGGCTCACCGCCTGCCCGGCCTGGACGTTGAGCCCGGCGTTCCGCAGCACCGCCGAGTTCTGGGTGGTGATGCCGTGGATCAGCGCGTCGAGAACCTCCGTCGAGTTCTTCCCGCTGATCACCGCCGCGTCCTGCGCAACCCGCGCGAGGTCGGTGCTCTTGCCGAGGTCGAGCTGATTACGGGCGAACTGCGCGACGAGGTTCTGCGCGACCCCGGCTTCGATGCCCTGCTTGCGGACGGCGGAGACCGACTGCTGCATCGCGTCGTAGCTGAGGTTGTTCGCCTTGGCGAGCGCCCGGAGTGAGGCGTCCATCTCGCCGACCCTCGCCGCCGACTTGAATGCTTCGACACCGAACGCGGTCGCGGCGACGGTGGCCCCGGCGATGCCGGTCGCTACGCTCTTGCCGACCGCCGCGCCGAGCCCGCCGACCGCCTTCAGCCCGGCGGTCATGGACGAGCTGATCGAGCCCGCCGCCTGGTGCCCCGCCTCGGTCGCGGCCCCGGTGATCTGAGACTTGAGGTCGCGGGTGTCGGCGGTGACCGGGACGGTCAGCGACCCGTAGGTGTAACTGCTTGCCATCGCCGCTCACCGCCACGCCGGGCATCCCGGCGATCATCGCCGCGGCGTCACCCCATGACCCCGCCTTGCCCGCGCCCGAGCCGCTGACCTGCGGCTCTGAATTACGCGCAGATTGCGCGTAGTTTCCGGGCCGGGGCACCGGCCGGGGCTTGGCGACGTTCTTCGCGCCGTGGGCCTTCAAGGTGATCCAGGTGAGCACGGCCACCTGGTCGATGAGGGCGGCGAGCAGCTCGGCCTCGGTCGACCACGGGTTGCCGGGCTGCAGGGCGTACGGGGGCAGCCGGTCGAGCAGCACCGCGACCCGGCGCGTCGACACGGCCGGGTCGAGCACGTCGACCCCGTACGCCGCGAGCATTACCGCTTCGATGTCCGGGTTGAACCGTGCGGCGCACGCGGCCTGGAATTTGGGAGGGTCGCCATCCCGCCCGTTGCCCCGGCGGCGGCGAACAGCGCCTTCATCTCGCCGAGCGTCAGCCCGGCCGCGCAGAGCTGCTCATAGGTCTCCGGGCCGATCAGCGAGCCGAGCGCGGCTTCCAGGTCGCCGGTCGCCACCTTGCGGATGGTGGTCATCGGCCAGCCGGACATGGCGGGCAGCTCGTAGTGCGTGCCCTTGTACTGGAACGGGAACGGGGCAGCCTCGCCCTCGGCTGCAGCCGCAGCCTCTAGGTTGAATACGCCGTGCCCGTTGGGGCTGGTCACGCCGCCGTCGAGGACGCGGCGGGCTTCCGGGCGGCGCGGCCACGCGGGGCGCTGCTGTCATCCTCGGGCGGTCCGAGCAGCACCTTGGCGAGCTTGCCCGCGTCGTCCAGGGCCGACAGGGTGCAGTCGAGCGGCACCGCAGCGCCGCGCGTGATCTGCATGTCCCCGGCGTCGGTGAGGCTGGCCCGGTAGAAGATGATCCGCAGTACCCGCTCGGCGTCCCGCGCGTCGATCCCGACCATGTAGAGGTGCTGCGGGGTGTCCGACCGCAGGTCCATGTCCAGCAGCCCATCGCTGTCCACGGTCTCCTCGTCGGCGTCGAAGTACAGCGCCAGCGTCTTGCCGTTGAGCTGCCAGAGCACGAACTGCAGGGTGATCGACCGGCCGGTGATCACCGACCGGATCGGCACCACCGACTGCCACGGGGTGATGTCGGTCGAGTCGGTGGACTGCCCCACGGTGGGGCCGTCGTCGGACAGGTAGCCGAGTATTTCCCACTCGTCGGGCCACTCGTCGCTGGTGCCTTCCGGCAGGTCCGAGCCGAGCGGCGCGAGCCAGAGCCCCGGCCCGTTCGCGGTGCCGACCTGCACCTCTCCGGGCTGGAGCTGGCGGGCGGGGTTGGGTGTGGTCATGACGATTTCCTTCCTACGGTGCCTTGGCAGGAGCGGCGGGTGCCGCTGCGCCTCGGCGGGGATGGACCCGGATCTCATAGCGCGCCATATAGCGCGGTGAGCCGTCGTCGTCGGGGAGCCAGGCAGGCCCCTCGACCGGCTGGACGTAACAGACCGTGCCGTCCGGCCAGGGCACGTCAGGCAGGGCGACGATCACCTGCCGCACCGTCTCGGCGAGCGCGCGGGCGGCTTCCTTCCTCCGGTGCCGCGCGTCGACCTGCACGAAGTGGGCGTAAATCCAGCCCGGCCACACCTGGACCGCCGCGTAGGTGAACGAGGACAGCTCGCCGAGCGGCTGCAGCTCGCGGATGTTCGCCCAGACCCACGCCTCAAGGTCGGGCTGCACGATCACGGGGGCGGCGGTCATCAGCCACCCGCCAGCGCCCGGCCCAGCGGCGCGTAGGCGCGGGTCCGGCGGGTGCCGTACTCCACATGCCGGGCGTGCGGGGCGGTGTTGATCACGACGGAGGTTCCGGGGTCGTTGTAGCCCGGCCGGACCTGCCAGCTCCCGGCCATCAGCCCGGTAAGGCGCGGGGTGTTCGCGGTGGCCCGCCCGGCGAGCTGCTGCGCGATCTCGGCGATGTTCTGCTGCACCGCGAGGCGGGGCGCTTTCGGGTCGGTCACCCGGAACACGACCTCAGCCACGGCGCACCGTCACCGTTGCCGCCCAGCACGCGATACCGCCGCCCGCCCCGGCCACCGGGTCGGCGATCACCCGCACCTCGGACACGGCGTATGCCTCGCCGCGGATGACGGCGGTCATCCCGTCGGCCGGCTCAGCGTCCAGGGGCAGGAACAGGTTCCCGGTCTCGGTCCTGGCCGGGTCGTGCGGACCCCGCCCGCCGCCATCGGCCGCGCGGGGGTCCGACACGCCGGGCAGGAGCTGGAGGTTCCCGGTCCCGGCCCAGAGGCGGCGGCCCGGCTCGCCCTCCCGCCAGCCGTGCCCGTCCAGGGGGCCGGGCGCGTACAGGTCGACGTGATCGGCGCCGAGCAGCAGCATCATCGTCACGGGTCCACCACCTCGACCCACGGGAGACGCCCGTGCAGCCGAACCGGCGGCGCGGCGTGCAGCGGCACCGACACGGCGGAAGTGAACGAGCGGTGCCACGCCGCGCGGGCGAGCGCCGCGCCGAGGTCGCCGCCCGGCGTCGCCCGCCCGTAGCTCACCGACTGCGCGCCGGTCGCCACCTGCGCGACGGCGATAGCCGGGGGCAGCATCGCCGCGTACGCCTCCCATTGCAGCGCCGCGCACAGGTGCGGGTCGGCGTCCCACCACGCGTCGGCGATCTCCTGCGCGGTGTCGCGGGGCAGCCCGCCCTCGGCGGGCGGCGCGAGCGGCGGCGCCCACAGCTCCCACGACGCCGGGCTGCTCACGAGGTCACCACCACCCGGCAATGTGACCGACCGCGATAGTGATCACGATCAGGCAGCCGGTCACCACCAGCCCGAGGGGACCGAAGATCCTCATCGGTTACTTCTTGGCGCTGCCGCGCTCGGTGCCGGTGACTTCACCGTGCGGGTGGTTGGCGAGCAGCGCGCCGCCAGGCGGTGCGGTGAGGTTGAGCAGCCGCGCCCGCGCGAACGGGACCGCCCCGGCGGACACGCGCGGGGTAACCGGCTTGATGATCGTGCAGCCGAACCTTGCCCAAATCTTGCAGGGAACGACGTTGTCCTGGAACCCGGAGACCATGACCGTGCCGGTGTCGCTGGCGATCACGCCGGACGGGTCGATGCGGAACCTGATGTCCTCCCGCACGCCTATCACGAGGTAGTCCCACGCCCCGGTCACGAAGTCGGTTGCGGTGACCTGCGCGTACTGGCTGTAAGCGATCGGCACCCCGTAGAGGGTCGGCCGCTGGACCTGGCCGACCTGCTCGGTGCCGAGCAGCAGCGAGCCGGTTTGGTCGCGGACGCCACGGAACCGGCCCTTGGCGCCGAGGTCGGCCGAGTGCCCGGTGACGTTGAGCCCCTGGCCCTCGACATAGCTCATCGCGTTGTTCACGGCGTCCACGGCGTCGATCGCGGTGGGGAACGGCCCGGTCCCGCCGCCGACCGGAGTCGACCAGGTGTTGGCAGGCGCGCAAATCCCGCCGGTCGGGAAGCTCAGCGGGCCACCGCCGAACAGCACCGTCTCATCGAGCTTGACCGCGATGGCCTCGGCCATCTTGGGTCGCGCCCAGTTCCACAGGTTGATCGTGTTGTCGTCGAGGTACTGCTGCGGGATCGCCACCACGGCGGCGATTTCCTCGGCGGTGATGACCTGCGGCACGAGGGTCAGGTCCGTATAGGGCTTGCGGCCCGGCCCGCCGGGAGGCAGGTTCGGCCCGGTGATCCACGCTGCGGCCGGGAGCTTGCCGGTCACCGGAAGCTCGGTAATCCGGGTGCCCATCGGCATGACCTGGGCGAGCTGGAGCATGGCTGAGCGCTGCTCCACCTCGTGAATGATCTGCTGGCTGTACTCGTGGGGGATGATGCCCGAGAAGTCGGATAGCTGCTGTGCCATAGCACGGCCTTTCAGCGAGACGGAACAGGTCTCGCCGCATTTCCGCGCTACCGGGCCGAGCGCCGCATCACGCCGCACGCTGGCCGGGCCTCGGGATCACCCCTTGTAAGGCGCCCGGATTCGGCTACCGGCTGCCGCCGCATCACGCCGCGCGGCATCGGGGTCAGCTTGCCCCCGACAGCCGCCGTCCGTCAACTAGGTGCGGCCCCCGATGATGTCGCGGAACAGGTCGCCGTTCAGGTTGCCGGGGTCGCGCGGCCCGGCCGGGACCTTCCCCGGCGGCGGCGGCACGACCGCGAGCTGGTCGACAAGCTTCCCGATCGCGGTCTTGTCCGGCTTGCCGTCCTTGACCAGCTTCGCCAGGTCGAGCACCGCGAGCGCCGCGTCCGGGTTGCTGATCCGCCCGGCGGCCTGCGCCCGGAACTCGGCGGCGGCCAGCGCCTCGGCGTGCTCCTGCGCCGCCTCGGCCTTTCCCTCGTCGCGGGCCTTGGCGATGGCTTTCTCCTGCTCGCTCATGCCGTCGCGGCGGAGCTGGTCGAGCGCCCTGCGGTCCTCCGCGCGGAGCCTGCGCTCCTCGGCGAGCGCCGTCTCAACCCTGGCCAGGTCTTCGGCGGTGATCACCTTGGGCGGTGCCGGGTCCTTCGGCGGTGCGGGCGGAGCGGGCGGTGCGGGCGGTCCCGACGCGGGCGGGCCGGGAGGTGCGGGC